GCACCATCAGTTAACACGGCCTGTTGAGTCTGTCCAGCAAAGTCTCCATCAACATCATTTACACCAGCAGCATCATCAAACAAGAATGGTCCTACTGAACCTATGTAAACTTTTTTAATTGCCATAAGTAACCTTTATTAATCACTTTGTTCATATTATGAACATAGTTACACAAGCATCCAGTCGTTAAGTGGTGGCTCGCACTCATCATACAGTTCCTTGTACTCGTCCTCGGGATCGTCGAATTCTGGAGGCTCGAAATAACGTCCACCAATCTCAAGCATCTCGACGATGTACGCAAACGCATCCATGATGTCCCATAGTTTGGAACGTGGAAAACTTAACAGTTGAGCTTCAAGTCCTGAACAACATGTGTCGTTATGAAAAATGTATCCTTGGCGATAATAAGGAACCAACGCAGCAATACGATCTTCCTTACCCTTGCCAGCACGACCAACTTGACCACGAGCCTTAAGCTCGATCAACTCCATCATCTGGCCACGTTTCATCATCTCGTTCTTAATCGGTTGAACAATAAATTCGTTTAGCGACGTGACCTCAACTCCAAACACGCGAACTTTATGACGAGCGCACATCTGAAACATTTCATTATAAAGCTCGTCAGGATAAAGTCTTCCAGAAATAATCTCACGCACATACAATCGTGCACTTTTGCGATCAATTCCTACACACACGATCGCGCTCTCAGCCGAGTGCATTTTGGCAGTTTTCGCTGGATCAACTAATACAACATTCTCCAGTTGATGTTTGATCTTAGAAAACTCCTCGTCTGTTTCTGAATAAGATTTAAAATATTCCTGCTTGAACGTTGCATCCTCAGTAGAAACTGGCAGGTTTCGATATTCACGATAAAACACATCGAGCTGCCCACGACGTTTGTGAGAATCATAGAGCTTCTTAACTTCAGCATCTGACATAAAACCAGGCCACAAAGAATGAAGATTATCATCGCAAAGCTCCAAACGCACTCCATGCCAATCAGGATCATCGAGCAAGTTTTGGAGCAGCGAATCTTCGTGCAGAATCGTGCCCACGATAATGATCTTCCAGTCCTTCCGCGCACGGTTGATCGAGTTACAAACATCAGAAAACCACCATTCCTTGAGGTTCGCCCGAAGTTCTTCGTTACGTACTGCTTCGGGATCTTCGATGTCGTCACCGATTATTAAGTCGGGTCGATACTTGTCAAATAAGATTCCACGAATCTGCTGGCCTGCACCACGTGGCATAACCATCGTGCCAGATTGCGTAATCCATTGTTCCTTCGAAAATGCGTCCGACTTTGTCGGGCCAAACAACTTCTTGACCACAGTGTTAGTCATAAGTTCGCGCTTCAAGTTTTCCCCATCCATAACAGCCTTAGTAGCTGTGGCACTAATTGGGACGATGAACTTCTTCTCACGGAACAAAATACGTTTAGCCGGATGCGCGATCGTGTCGATAGTAGTTTTACCAAACCCGCGTGGTGCAGCAATCACAGCTTGTTGAATCGAGTCATTGTCAAGGATCTTAAAAATCTCTTCGTGCAACGCCGAAAACGGGAGCCAGAAGCGTTCTGGAAATAATATCTTAGCGCTCGTACGCGTGCTCGCGTAGCACTCTGCCATTAAGCTTTTTACTTCCGGATCGTCTTTTAGTGTTGCTTCCAAATTACCTCCCAAGAACTTTTGTGCCTACCCAAAAAATGATTCCTCCAATAGTCCCACCAGTGAAAGCCAAAGTCTTGTTTACCAAACCTCCACGCTCAAGTTTTACTATACGCTTGTCCATGCTTTGAATAGTATTAAACATAAGCCAGTTTTTCTCGTCGTCAGGCATTTTTTCCCAGGACTCCTTTGTAACAACCATAGTAGCGTCAGACATAATCACCTCAAGTGTGTTCGTGATAACGAATATGTACAGTCAAAGTAGCACTGGCAGTCTCAGCCATCATGCGATAGTATACTATTTCTCCTATTGGCGTTGCCAAGCCTCGAACACGTGATTCTTGTTTAGGCACAGAACCACCATAGATACAAAATCGGCCTACCACGGCTTTCGCTTCGCCATAAGCAACTTCGAGACAATAACGTTCGTTATTAACAGAGTTTGTTTCAATAACCACAGCACTTATGTGAGTAGAAATCGATGCAGAAAGATCTGAAAAGTCATTTGCTGGTGAGTCATTGTCTAATATTGCTGTCCAGGCACCAAACGTGTTATTCGTACCTCCAGCAGTCAAGGTACAAGTAAGCCCAGAAGATGCAGGAAAAATCTTAGTTTCATGTACGTTTTCAAGAAGGTTAGCGTCTGTAGATACCTTAATCGCTGCAATAGCAGTATTGTCTGGAGCTGGATTTATAATTTGCATTATTACCTCCTTACAACTTAGCGAAGAAACTGGACGCGTGGATAACTCCATGACTGCCAGCAGTCTTGCTTATAAACTTGAAGTTCTGAATCTGTCCAGGATCATCAAGAATAATCCCTGCACCAGCCGCCATAACGTGACCAAAAGCTGTACCAGCAGAACTTGTTGGAACAGTTCCATCAAGGGTATAACGGATGTCATTAGTTTCATTAGTGATCAGTACACCAACAGCATTCTGTAATGCAACACCTGTCTGACCATTGTTGATGTTCGCCGCGGTGAGTCCAGCTGCAGTGTTCGAGGAAGTCTGCGTCCAAGTTATTTTGCACTTCCCACTTGTCTGCGTAGCGAATCTCATTTTGCACCTCCATTAAATGTTTACTTTGTTCATTAAATGAACGAAGTGTTATTAAGCTTTCCTGAACAATGTGTCAAGAACCTTCATGACCTTGTCATCGATTTTAGTTTCTGAGTCAGTTATCCACGAAGCGAAAACTGGACGTACTTCAGTATATCGATCACGAATGGTTTTGTACAACTTCCACAGTGTTGCCAGATGAAGAAATATTCCTATCATAATGATTCTCCTTTTTTTTAAATTTCACGCTACCATAAGCGTTTATTATTGAAAGATGAAACTCGTCCTCATCCTTCAGGTATTTCATAAACTCCTTAAACGTCCAACCAGAATTAAGCACGGCTCGGTGACCCTTGAGGTATCCAACGTAACGACCAAGTATCACACAACCACGTGTGTGCTTCTCAATGTTGCCAGCATGAAACAGAATCGCAACGTGGCCCTCGACAGGAATCTCGAAGGTGTCAGGCCACTTCTGGCCATGAAAACGTTTGCACATGTACTCACCTGATGGTACTTGAAATCTAACATCGTCAGCAGAATCAGGTTCCAAAGTAATTGCAAGAATTCTTTCATCCAACACTAACACACCCAACGCACCATAATCAGATTCTTCAAGACGAATTATTTTGGCGTTAATCATTGTTCGATCTCCTTAACTTCTGCGTCTACAACGACGCCAGACTTAAGCCCGTTGTCAACTGCACGTTTCTTAATATCATCGATTTCTTCAGAAGTATAATGCCCATGAATGATCGCGCCCTTGATGTTCTGAACTGGCGCGTAACCTGCACGATTCATCATGTTGTTCGCCTCACGAGCACGCAAACCTACTGTGGCCTCAACCTCACCCGAGATAATATCTTCAAGTAGCCTTAATGCTTCTGGCGCGTCCTCACGAATGCGTTTTGCCAAGTCGATTGTGTCCGCGTCACGAGCACCCTTCATGATCTCAAGCTGGTCGCGAACAACGGGCGAATTCCTTGTGTACGCAACCATCGAAGTCGAGACACCAAGATCATCAGCGATGCTTTTAGGTTTCTGGCCAAGCACTAAGCGTCGCACGATCTCATGATGAACTTCCCACATTTCATCTACTTCATACGTACGCTTAGAATGTTTTTCCACACGACGTTCATCAGGCCCACGCGGTCCCCAGTACTTGGACTTCGGCGGCTTTGGCGCAAGTTCTGGCGCTGACGTTGGTTCCGTCAACTCTGGTAACTCTCTGCCTTCAGCACTTATCACGTCCAGCAAAACGTCAAGTTGTTCCATAGGATCAAACACGTTAATTCAATCTCCTTTAAAAGCTAGAAAATCTAAAGTGCTTATGCTTAATGCCGTGCTTAATCATTACTTCTTTCTGTGAGTAACCATCTTTAGTTCTATCCTTCATGTTGTCAGAATTATTTCCAATATATAAATGATCTGGATTTACGCATGGAGAATTATCGCATGTGTGAAGGACAAACAACCCATCTGGAATATCTCCATGAAAGAGTTTCCACATAATGCGATGTGCACGCAAGTTGAAGCCTCTAATAAAGAACTGACCATATCCATGAACCTTTGCACCCAACCAGTTCCAACAACCTCTTGAGTCTGGATAATCTACTTTACTCCAGAAAGATATCATTCGTTCTATGTCAAGTTCCAAGACGTCATTGTCGAGAGGTTTCCCATTAAATATAAGTCATCCTTTTGTTGTAGATCTATTTCATTATATATTACATTATACACAATGATTTACGAGATGTCAAGGAGGAATTAGCCACATTTGATGTAGAAACTCATTTACACAAAATTGTGGCCAGCGTTTGCCTTACATTCTATTGTCGTGGTGTTAACGAGAATAGTTATTCTAACGCGTGGGGTTGCCACTACGTTCATTTTATGAACGAAGTTCCGCCGCCACAACCTCTTGGTCTGTGGCAACCCTGTTGCCCACATTTTGGTGGGTTTAATAACCCTTACACATTTCCTACTACCACCTTCCCACCCTTTTCCAAGCCCTTATTCCCCCATCGGATTTTGAGGATGAACGTGATTTTGATCGTGAAATGATTATTTGACAATCGTGTGGAAATATGTAATGATGTAATCACGATATGGGATTAACATGATTCGGATTGAATGACAATCGACAAGCGGGTCTACCATTCAATACAATCGACATAGCTCCTAATGGTGTCAACAACGGGCGTACGGTAATGAGCTACGGCCACCTGGTTGGCAATGCACCTGAAAGCATGACAATAAACACGAATCCACACCGTTCTCGCATGCTCGCATGAAAGCGAGGTAAGCATTATGCCAGACCTAGGTTGTTGGGGTGGTAATATCGTTCCTGAAGATGACGACGGATATTATCCTCAGGGAGTTATGCTAAAATGTAAATGCGGTAAACGTGGTTGGCACACGAAGAACATTGGGTATATAGGTGCGAGAAGCATTTATAATTTCTCAGGTGGTTGCAAAGAAATGCAAAAGATGCAAACGTGCAGTCCGGAGTGTGATTGCCCAAGCAGTGATCTGTCGGTTGACGAAGAACTCATGGAGCACGTGAAGAATTGTGAAGAATGTAAGCATTACGGATTCTAACATTCAACTATGCGGGCAGGTGTGAACGGTGTGGAAACGTGAACGTGAGCGTGAGTTGCATGGTTATTCATCGCCCTTGCATGGAGGTAACGATTATGGAGAATACATACACACGCACGTGCAAGGTATCGGCAGGTAAACTGCCTGAGGGTTTCGAAGCCAAGGTCGAGGTTGAGT